CCCAAGTTGATCCGGGGACAAAGTTTTATCGTATAGAGATTTATAGTGATGACGAAGATGATTGGGATTTTGTTTTAGAGTCCATTGAAGATTTTTATAATCACGAGAATTCACCGTTTGAGTATGGTTATTATCTTCCTGATGAGTTTCGTTGTCAGTATTTGCGTCCTCAGCTGAGGGAGGTCTCCGTACTTCCTACTTGTTATCCTCAGTGCCCTGTGGGTGCTTGTCTTCTTACGTCTAGGTTATATCAACATTTGTTTAATGGTCCCCTTACAATGAAAGATGTCATGTCATCTCATAGTTATTGTCCCCCAACGTTTTCCGGCCTCTTAGACTCAACCACCAAGCTTTATCTTAGTGGTTGTGCCGAAGAGAGTGGTTTTTTCAATAATGTGTGGATGGATGATGCTGTTACTATGTACCATAATTGTATTATAGATTGTGATATTCCTGTTATCTCATCTCCTAAGTTTGATTGTTCATGTTACCCCTCATCTAATTTTGCTCCCCCACCTGATGTATTATCATTTAATTTTGTTCCATATCTTTCAGGCGATGTTTGGGATCAGATTCTTCAGTTGCGCTGGCTTACGTCAGTTGTAGCGAAGAAGTACTTGCGTTCTGGGGGTGTTGAGTCCTGGAAAATTGTTTGTTCATCCTTTTCGACACAAACAGATGAGCAGTCATCTCATTTTATTTTTCATCTTGTGAATAAGTGTTTAGTGCCATTTCCAAACCAAGCACCCTTTAATCCGTTGAGTTTAGAAGATCTTCGTGATAATCAAATTTTTGTCATTGGTTCATCTCCTGTTTCAATTCAATACCTAAATGCGGTTCCAAATTTTTATGTTCCACAGCGCGAGTTAAATTTTATCGAACGCTGGATTCTTTCTATCCGTTATTCAGCTCATCGCATTTTCAGACAAGGTTGTAAAGCAAATTTTATTCATATGAATGTTTTTCGAGTTCATTCGTACCTGTTGTCTTGGCTCGGCTTTGAATCTGAAATTGCCGATGATGTAAAATTTTTTGTTCGTGATTTTAGTGTAGATAGTTTTATGTATAGAATGATGAAACAATTTTGTTCTGTTAGAGAACATCAGCTTGCAAATCTTTTTCCCCCCACTGTTTCGACTCCAATTGAGGTTCAGGGACTGTGGGAGACTGTGTCGACTCCTTTTTCGGACGTCGCGCAGTTGATAAGGTCTTGGAAGCAAGTAGGACAGAACTTGGAACAAGCCTCCACCCCAGTAGCCAGCGCTGTAAATGCTGGTCGCCAAGCAATTGAAGGTCTTCGGACTGGATATCAAGAGATACTTGGCGAGCGAAGAGATCGTTTCTACGCAGTTTTAATGTCAAAGTTGGCATTGCTAGAACATCTCATGGACACACCTCAGGCTAAGGCGAGCTTTGCTGTCGATTTCCTGAGAGAACTCTTCGACCTTTCGGCTGCACATGTGTGCATTGCTGAGATGGCCATTAAAGCCCTTATGTATTCCTCGCAGCAACCTACTATCGAGGTGCAAGGCCCATTAGATCTCACTGGTCCTGCAGAACAGTTTGTGAGACTGTTCGATTCAGTAATCGGCTTTAAGAGTTTTATGTCCCCGCTTAAGTGTGTGGATCTTGTCAAGGAGTTTACACGAATTCTCCAACCATTCGCAAAATTCGGATCTGCTATGATTACTTTGCAGAAATTAGTTAAAATCTTGCTCGAACTGTTCACTTTTTGTGATATGTGGCTTCAGAGACATTGTGATTTCTATGCCACTATTCGCTCAGGTGGAGCTCAATCTGACCTTTTAGAGCTTAACCGCTGTGTGGTTACATACCAGGACCAACACGTCAGAGATGATCTCCTATTATCTCACGAAATGAGGGAGGAGTTTCTTCGGAAATATCCGCCCCTATATGAGAAACTGAGCGACCAATTCGCAACTGCAAAGAATCTTCCAGGAAGTTCTTATTTCAATCGAATTTCATCAGAGTTTTCAAAATTGTTTTCAGAAGTGACTAAGCGACATGCAAAAGAACCGCTGTCCGCTCGACGAGTTCCCTTTTCCGTTTGCCTTGCTGGTGACCCTGGCGTTGGTAAGACGGTTTTGATTACTCGAATTGTTGCTTCTTTGCGTTCTGCTGATATTTATTCAGTTCCTGGAAATGCGAAGATTGATAAAGATTCTGATATCTGGCAAGCAAATGCTTCAGACAAATATTGTACTGGCTATTGTGGCCAATGGGGTGTTGTGTTTGATGACCTTGGTCAGTTCGAAAGTTCTGATCCTTCTGATTCACAATACGCCCGTTTCTTTGATATGGTTAATTCGGCAGAATATCTGCCGCCGATGGCTGAACTTGCGGACAAGGGACGAACCTTTAGGTCAGAACTTGTTATTTCAACCTCTAATGCAGCTTATCCGAGTATTAAGTTGCTCGAGATGCAGGCGTTTTTGCGACGTAGGCATCAGCTCATTAAGGTTGTTAAATATCCGGAAGCGACGGCATCGTGGGACACATATTTTCAAATTTTGGATCCTCGTGATACGGATGGTGTAAACCGCCCATTGAAGGAGTTCAAACAGCAGTATGGTCCAAATGCCCATCAAAGAAACGTGCAAGATCTCATGGACTATTTGGTCCGAGCATTTGCTAAACATCAAGACGAACAAGAGGCGTTGAGACGAGCGGCCTTGGATCGTACATCGATCCTAAAAGATTTACGTCCAGAAACACAAGACTTTATTCGACAGAGACGTCAGAATAATGGAGTTGATATCCCTACGTGTTTAGAAGTAGAGAGTCAGCAGTCCAGAATCGCTCCTGAAAATGTAGGATTATGGTCTGCCTTAGTCTCCTCAGAGATTGCCTGTGCAACCCGTGAGAGGTATAGCCAAGCGGTCTTGTTTCTGAAGTCTAAGTTTCCTGAAGTGTCCTATTCCAGAATCTCAGCGGTGGCTGAACGCTTTGCAAGTGTTTGCCTCGCGACCTTGTGGGAGTGGCATGAGAAGCTCGGTAGTTATTTAACATCAACAACCGAGTATCTCAACGATTTAGTTCAGTGGGCCGTTGTAAATGCTCCTTACTTATTAGGAATTGGAGCTATTGTAAGTGCCCTTGCTATGATCTCTTGGTGGAGGAATGGTCGGGACCAGGAACCAGTCGATGAGTCGACTTTGATACAAGCTTATTCACAGCAGATTAGTTCTGCCCCTAAACCACAGGTAGTGTTGCAGCAGTATGCACCAACAACAGCTGCTTCTGCTCCTAAGCCTCAAGTTGTGTTGCAACAGTATGCTCCTTCAACCGCTTCGGCGGCGAAGCCTGCTGTTGTTCTGCAAAGTTCTATTCAGAGTGAGCAGATACTGAATCAAATACAGAAGAACCTTTGTCTTCTAATGTTAAAAGTCCCAACACAGACTTCCGACGGCCAAATCTTGATGCAAAATCGCGTGGCTCGAGGTTTGTTTGTGTGTGAGGACGTTGTGCTGACCAACCGACATTATTTACTTAATTTGGATGGTAGTCCGACGATGACAATTGTTGCTCGATCGCAGCATGTTGGAGAACCCACGTGGGTCTCTTTTACTAGCACTTTCGATTTAGTTCGAGATGTTGCTGTAATATCGTCAGACGCTGTACTGATTAGAACCGGTACAGTTAAACGCACATCGTTAGTTGACAAATTTTTTACTGTAGATGATCATAGTAGATATCAACTTGATTCGGCAACCTTGGTTAGGATGAAACCTGAACCAGGTAATGTAATAAGCATTGTACAAGAATGTTTCCAAATGCGACAAAAGGATGTTTCGCTGAGCAATTGCGAATTTAATGGTAATCTCATCCACATTTTGAATGCGTATGGATATCCGGCTAGTACTGTCAAAGGAGATTGTGGCTCCGTTCTTTTTAGTAATTCATCTTTGAGTTCTCGTTGTATTATGGGAATTCACGTCGCCTATATTGGTGGCGAAATAAAGATGGGCTATTCGCTTCCTCTATCACAAGAGAAAGTTGTTGATGGCCTGAAAAGACTCGGAGTCACTCCACTCCTTCGTAGGCTCCCTTCTCTACAGGTTATACCTCTTTCACCAGAGGTGCAGGCTGACCTTGTAATGAAGGTGGTTGGAGCTGACGGAACAGTTAGTCAGAAGCAAATTGCTGCTGACGTTGTTGGTGAGGTTTTATTACCTTACTCACCTGGTAAACATGTTGATCGTAGATCAGCACTTTATGTGTCTGAGCCTACTGATCCATGGTATACTGGAACTGATTTATCAGCTTTGTCTGCCCGAGATGCGAGGATAGCGATCCCGTATGAGTTAAGACCTACGAATCTGATTCATTGGACGTTGGAGAAGTACTGTCGACCGATTAGGTACCATTCTGATCGAGCTCTGCAGTTTGCAAAAACTATGTTGAGCTCTCAGTTGGACAAATTTGTAGTACCCAAATCAACGGGGAAAAGAATTTTTTCAGTCGAAGAAGTATTATCCGGCGTCTGGGAAGCAGACGGTAAAACCCGGTGTCCATATACAAATAAGGTGAATGTTGATTCAGCCACCGGCTTTGGTTACACCGAAACGAAGAAAGGAGAACTTCTTGAAGATGTCGATGGACGACAAGAAACGTATCGCATCAAATCTCCACAATTGAAGGCAAATTTAGAGCGCCTAGAACAGCAGATGCGTGGTTCTGCCGAACGTGATCCGGTAATCCACACTGCTTGCTTGAAAAGTGAACCCCGTTCTTTGGAAAAGATCCAGTCCGGCAATACACGTGAATTTGTCTTCCCGCCTACAGAAATGTACATCCTGTGCGGACGCGCCTTTGGTGCGTTTAGCGCTGCGATGAAGGCAAGTCACGCCACGAGCTTTGCGGCTTTGGGCGTTGACGTTCACGGACCCGTCTGGACGACTCTCATGAAAAGGATGTCTCGCCACGGCGGCAACAACTGCTTAGACATGGATTTTACCAACTTCGATGGTCAGTGTGTAACTGATCAATTGCAGATGGCAGCCATAGAGTGCATAAATGATTGGTACGGAAAGGATCCCGAATGGGATACTATCCGCAACAACTGTGCTGAAGAGATGATACACACTTATATCCTCAACGGCAAGATTTTGTATCAAAAACACACTGGCAACCCTTCGGGGTCTGCTATAACAACAGAAATGAATTGCTGCGTTAATTATTTGGCGTGGTGTTGTGTGTTTTATCAAATCTTGGCGGATGAAGGTGTAAGCAATCGGGTCTGTGAACTTTTTGAACAGACCGATTTTGCTTGCTACGGTGATGATAACATCTTGACAGTATCAGATGAAGTGGCGCAATTTATTACAACTGAAAAAATTGCGGCATACTATGATATGTATAAAATGACTGTTACTCCTGCTTCGAAGTCGGGCAAGCTTTCTTGGAAGAGAGCCGAAGAGCTTCAGTTTCTGAAAAGAAATTGGAAGCCTGACCCTGCTGTACCAGGCGTCTACATGGCGCCGCTGGAAAAGAAGAGCATCTTGAGGATGCCCCAGTTTGTTAAGAAGGGCAACAGTGATAGAGAAGCAATTCTCGAGCTCACTAACGGTTTATTTCTGGAATGCTACTACCATGGGCGCGACTTCTACAATGAGTTCCGAAAGGAGTTCTTGCGCAGATGCCGAGAGAAGTTGGCAACTTATGATATGGAATTTGAGAAGGCTATTCGTAGATATGAGTATTTCTTCCTTGAAAGACAAGAAAAGTTTTTGCCAACCAATCGAAGTGAAGCGCGGTACCTTGAGGACTTAATGTCTGGTCGTGCACCTGGGACAGAGCTAGGAAAGCTATCGACGTTTTCGGACGAAGATAGTGCTGAGTTAGAGCAGTTTTGTGCTGCCCTGCTCAGTTCCAACCTCCGGTAACTTTTTTGATTTTCTGACCGTGTGCCCAGTTTACCTGCATTGCAAAAACCCCACCGATGACATACCCGTCGTCTCTTAGCATGTGCGACATGCGTTAGGCGAAGAGATTCGTGTGGACTAGGCGTTTTTGGATGCGTCCGGGCCGATTACCTTAATTGTGTCGTCGGATTCCGA